AGCCATGCGAACAGTTATGCCATTATTGAAAATCTCTATTGCCTGAACGCTTCTCAACTCCTGCGTAACCTCAGTATATGGATTGACAGATAAGTAATATTGCTCTACTTTCATCATCTCTGCATAGACCAAAACAGAAACCAGCAATATCAATCCTACTGCTAACAATATCATTCTTTTCTTCATGTTTCACACCCCCTTATTATTTAATAACTTATTTGTCTTGATTTTATCCATGACCCTTCTTCTTTTAAAGCCTTTGGAGAATTTTCCCCAGCATCAACAAGCTTTGCTTCCTTATCAAAGAAATCATATGCCTTTATCATTGCCTCTGCCCTTGTTCTGAAACCTGTAATTGCTACCGCGAGATCAGCAGCAAGTTTTGTTGCTATTAAATCATAAAGCATAGAATCGAACTCTGTCGGATCTGATATCCTTTCAATATATTCCATCTGCGCAGTTGCTTCATTAGTTAATAGCTTTCTTCCCTCAATCCTAAATTTATTGCCAGCCTCATTTACCTGAAGCACTCTAACGCAATACGCATAAGCTCCTGCACCATCCGGCAAGTCAAACATATATCCCCATCCAAACATTAGTGCGCTAAAATCGCTTTTATACGATTCTTGAGCATCTAGGTTACTTGAATATTCCATATAATCAAGTTCAACCTCATCGCCAGATACACCGGAAGTAGCATACATATTGTCTATGTAAACCATGTAATCCGAATCCTTATCCTCAAAAGTAATCTCTACTCGATCAACATCCATTCTCAAGTTTTGAGCAATAGAAGAAATATCAAATGTCTTGGTTTCCCAAGCATTCTCAACTGATATCGTTTCTGTATTAGAAACCCAATCCCCTGATAACTTGCTATGAAATTTGAAATAAACTTTCGTAGTTCCAACGAATGTAGATCGCAAATCAATCATTATGGAATCTAAAGCAGATATATCCAACTCAGAAGAATAAGAATGGCGCAGGAAATTGTACTCATCAGCAGCAGTCTTTACAACTACTCGCATAGCATATGTTCCCTGATTATAAACAGAATCGTCAAAATAGCATTCAACCGGTGGAACATTTGCAGAACCTAAATCAGCCTTTCCAACAGCACAATTCCATCGATGAGAACGTAAAACAAAATCCCTAGCAGGAGAATACATTTGCTTGCATAAAGCGGAAACTTTATCCGTAGCATCTAAATCTATAATTACGTCTGCGCCCAGCTTTGATAATGCGAGATTGCAGATACTTAACTCTGTGTAGGCCATTTTATTCCCCTTTTAAGTAAAGGGGAGAGGAAATGCTCTCCCCTAAACTCGTTCTACGCTTTAAACCTACGGACAAATCTGCAGCATTATGAATGCAGCGCCTTGTGTAGCACCTGCAGCATTTGCAAGTACAAATCCTGCGTGCTGTGCCTTAGTTGTGTAAGCATCGCTGTAATCATGCTCGTCAAGACTTCCATCATGCCTAAATACAACCTGACGATTCGTATTACCAACACTAACTGCAGCTTGAGGAGAAATCCAACAAGGTCCCCAAGTCTGAATCCATAGATACTTCCCTATGGTTGCAGCAACCACCGGAACGCCAATTATTGACTTTGTTGCAGAATTAGTTGACCTGACATCAGAATATGGACTTGCCATACACTCTGCATGGTCATTGTCAGTATCTAACGCAACCGGAATTCCTGCATCCAGTTCAACTGTCATTTCGTCAGTATCAACCGCAGTATTGCCAATAATACGTCTATTGATAGAATTATCGCTATGTGGGAATATAACAATATATCCACCAAATAACTCATCCTTCGCTATAACACCATCGCCAGCAGCACCATCAGTAGCAGCCACATCTATAACCAACTTTGTTGCGCCAATTATTGCATCTTCTGCAATCGTGGCATAAGCAACGCTCTGTGTATTATATATCTGACAACCTAAGTTAGGTACAAGAGTTGCGCCAGCTTTTGCATAATGGAAAACTCTGTCATCCATTCTATACCGAGTACCAATCTCGTTGATAGCGGTAGTATGCATAGCGTAAAAATCAGTTGTATTCAACTTTCCTGTTTGTAAGTTTGGAACCTGTTCCATGATTAGTCCTCCTTTTTACTCGTTAATGTTAAAACACAAATAGAATAATTTCTACTCATTGTTTATTCCTCTTTACAGCCTATTTCTACGACCTTAGCATCCTGTATCCTTGTAGCGCCAATGAACATTGAAGCATAGGCACCCCAAGCGTAATGATACTCTGGCAATTCGCTTATCTTACCAGTAATGTCTTGCCCAATAGCCAATCCCAGACCTGACTGCGCCCAAGCGATGTTGAATCTTGTGGTAGTAGTCTTAGCCAAAAGATTAGTTACTATGAAGTTAAAGCCCATGAAAGTTGCTATCTTACCCGGAACAAGAGTTTTAAGCGTGTTGTAATCTGCGCTTGTCAGTTTCTCAAGTTTGAGCAAATCTGATAACTGTTGTGGCCCCATAGCCCAGAACTTAGGTTCGTTCTCATCAACGTCAGCATCATTGAATAGTTCCAAAGTGCTGGTTATCTTTGCAAGAGTAATGCCATCTGTACTGACAGCTACCTTAGAAGTGCTTGGAAGTGATTCTGAAGTAGTACCATCTTCTCCTGTGTATTTTGTCCCACGTGCTGCCTCTAACAATGCTGTATCCATTGCTCTATTGAGCGCAGCTAATGGTATTCTGGAATACGCTGACTTAATATCAGCCAATACTTTCATATCATCGTCAGGATCTTGTATAATGGATTTATACTTGTATTTCAGATATGCAGTACAACGTATCTTATTAGGATCATCGTGTATGACCTTTGAATGCCGTGCATTCTTATCTCTTGCAGATCCCTTTTCAACGAACCCAAACGACTTACTTTTTCCAACAACTCCGGTTTTAACATCGCATTTCTCTCTAAACTTTGAGAGAAGCTGTTGCGCACCCATCGCAATATTATCTTCGTACTCTTTTACGTAAAGATCACTGATTGTTCCCATTTTTATAACCCTCCAATTAAAATTAATATTTCTGTTAATCGTTCGAGTTACCTGAGAACAACTCAGACCCAAACTGCATTTTAAGGCTGTTAGCCTGCTCTACTTTAGAGCGTAGCAGTCAGACCCTTTCGGGTTGTCTGGCATAAATAAAATCTATTTCTTGTCGCCTTTTTTTTCTTTCTTAGTTCTTAGTTGACCGGCAGCTTTCTTGTAAGCATCTGTCGATTTGTCAACCTGATAATCTTCTTTAGGATGTCCGACTTTTTTAACTTCTTTTGCATTTGCCATCTTTTTAACTCCTTTTGTTTATTGTTAAAGATTAATTATATAACTCTAAATTTCGTTTTCAAGCACTTTGTGCTAATTTCGGATAAGCCTGTTTATATAATGCTGTCATTGCTTCAACTGCCGCATCATGTCCGGGATCATTTGCTTTATTAAAAGCATGATTCGGATCAAGCTTTATCTTCTCAATTTCTTTCTTAGCATCTACGTTGATATTCTCATTGCCAGCTACTAATTTGTCCTCACTCATAGCTTTACCAATGCTCAGGAATGCCTCAATAAGCGCAGGACTATCGCCGAGTTTACCAAACATAGCCTGTTTAGTTTCGTCAGGAACGAAAGTCTTGAACGCTTTTTCCGCCAGAGCAAAATTAGCATCTGCATCTTTACCCCATGTTTTCTTTAATAACGCAACAGATTCTTCCTGATTCGCTTTTATAGCTTTAGTATTAGCGCCATATGCTTCAATCATATTTCCGTTATACCAATCACTAATTGCCGCAGCTTTCTTCTGACTTAAACCATTCTTATGAGCAAATTCCCTAAAGCCAGCATCCAGTTTTTCGTCAAATTCCATGCCATCTGGCAGATTTGGTTTTGCAAACTCATAGTCAGTTGCTTTCTCAGGCCTTCCCATTGCTGTATGAAAGGCATTCATTTCCTCATCACTTGCTCCTTCTTCCGGGATGATAACGCCTTTCTTCCCGATAGTATGCTGAGCATTGACGTATCCTTTGACTAAGTCACCAAAATTAGTTATGTTCTTCAGTGATTCTTCTGCTTTGTGTTCCTCTGGTATCCATGCACCATCTGCTACGAAATTGCCTTCTGAACCTTCTTCGAAGATTTCGCCCATAATACGTTCCCCCTTTTTTTGTTTATGTTACTATTGGTTGTTCTTCTACTTTCGCCTTTTTCGGCTCTTTCTTGAGGAAAATGTATTCCCTCATATTCTTAATTCTTATTGCGACCTCTCTCATGCCGGCCATCACAAAAGTATGATTGGTATTATCAACATCATGCGCAGTACCATTCGCTCTGCACTCTCTCATTAAATCTTCATAAACACGTTTACCATGCTCGCTACCAAATGTTTTCTTATAGTCTTGAATTAAAGCTTTTTTCTTTTTATCCACTTATTTCCTACCCTGAAGAATGCTTGGATGCCGGCAGACTGAAGTCCTATTTCTACCAAGACCGCCACTCTTTAGCCCTCTCTGAGATCCATCCTTATTGCCAAAACCTGCGGCTCTTTTAGTTCTATTGACTTTTCTTCTAACAACAGTTTTAACCATTCTTGCCATATTACACCATCCCTTCTAATTGTTCGGGATTATCCCCTAACTCTTTTAACGGAGAAGAAGGATCTACCTTGCCTGATAGTTTCTGCGTGATATCCGCCACCTGTGCCATCTTCTCTGCCTGAGCCTGAGCTTGCATAACCTCTTGTCTTGCTCTCCGTTTTTCAACAACTACATCCCAGTCCATAATAAAACTTTGAGGCGCACCGCTACGCTCAAGAGTACCGCGAATAGCATCGTCAATATCAATGTTATCCAGCGCATCAGGATGAGCCTGTAATAGCGGAGCAATCAACTCCATAGACTGCGTAAACGCTTGCACTTCTTCCATTCTCAATGCCATAGCAAGGCTTGACGTATATTCAATCTCTATTGGCTGACCCTGTAATGCCTCTGGCGCATCAATAAGATTTTCGTTCTCATCTATTGGACCAAATATCCCCTTGCGCTTACAAATATCAAACGAACGTTTTATCAACGGATCAGACAACTCCTTTTGCAGAGGTTCGAGCATAGAGGATAGAATACGCAACCCTTCTCGCTTTCTCTCCATAACTTCAGGGATTGTCATTTGCTTTGTAATCCGGCTTAAAGACAAAAATAAATCGACAAAATAGAAATTATTTATAAGTTCCTTGCTATCGTTTTTTAACTCCTGCCCGATAACAAAATTTGATCTTGATACAACTTCCTCAACCCTATCCTTGCTGCCTTTTTCATAGAAATTTATACCTCTAGGGTTCATTTGGATTTGACCTTCCATGCTGGTAGGCGCATTTATAGGCGGATCAACTGCTTTTTGACCAGCCCTGATGATAGTATAAGCCATTTGATTGAGCATTTTAATCTCAGACAGTGCATGGATGCTCGGAGAACGACCACATATCTCTCCGGCATTCTTTCCCCAGCGCGGAACCATGTAAGGAAATCGCTGATAACCGGATTCCCTAACTATCTTCCCCTCTTTTACATCTACATAAACAGAGGCATAAGGCATATTAGCGCTATCTCGCTTTGAAGTATCGTAATCCTCTCGTGGATATACCGCATGAAGAAACTTAAACTCCTGCTCAAACTTCTGTTTTTCATATAATTTCCTTATTCCTCCCCCTACATTTGACAATCCAAACTCCTGAACTGCCTGCCTAACCTTGAGCGGAAACTCCCTGAAAAGAGTATCAACAATGTGATCCTTGTTTTCTGCGAAATAAAAACTTGAAATATGCTTTGTATCAAAATTTATAGTAGTATCTTGACCTTCTTCTTCGTACATACAAGACGTGCCGATACTTGTTAAACTCATTATTAGCTGCAACATCTGTGTCCCGAAATTACTCTCTAATAGCTCAGCCTGCATTCTCTCAGTCAAGAACCCTAAATGCGCCTGAACCCCCTTGTCCTCATTGACATCATTATCACTTGTCTTGAATTTAAACCATTTGCCGGTATATAAAGCGCCATAAAGCCCAGCCGCCAGCGTTAGATTGCCATAAATAGCAGTGCTATCAAAGATTGCAGCCGTTTTTGTACTGCCTGGCTCTGCTATCCCTGTTGATAGCGTTTGACTTGGAGTAACGTATTTTATAACATCATCAAACAAGCTATTCCATATTGCCCTTGCAGACTTCATTTGACCAAATCTATCAATAAGTCTTTTAGGATCAGGCATAATTATTCTCCGGTTAGTTTTTTCTTGTTGGTTGTTGCATCTTCTAAGATACCACGCCCACTGGTAGCAATAAGAGAACGCCTACCAGCAACAGCTTTTAACCTCAGCCTTTCCTTCTCTTTAGCTGTTGCCATAGCAGCTGCTCCTGCCGCATCTGCTATTTGTGCTGCGCTATTATCAGTTTTCATATTAGGCATTTTATTACTAGGAGAAGTAAACCATCTTCCCATTGTAGTTTGCTTAAATGTTTTAGGAGATCCCATGTATTGTCCACCGGGATCAACAACAGACATAACATCCCCATAAGTCTTTTTTGTCTTATCACTGGCAAATTGGGATATTATTGCTCTCTGAGGATCATAAAGTGCTTGAATAGCAGTGCTACCTTTTTTTGTACTCATAAATTCCCTCTTTCTTTAAATTATATCAAGTCAATTCTCGTTTTCAAGTATTTATAAATCATAACTTGTATCTCTATGATAATCTGTGTACTTTCTCTTAACCCTTTGAAGTCTGTGTCCTAACAATGCCATAGCCCTATCGTTGCATTTCCGCATTTCTACCTTAACCTTCTTGACATGAAAATTACAAGCTATCATGCTCCCATATAGCGCCAACATAACCTTTGTATCTCGCTTATCTTTCTTAACCCGGTCCCGGAGCGATTTGACGTTTGGAAGCTCCTGCAAAGCATGAATTTCCTTATCGAACGCTTTTATCTCATCCTGTAAGAATTCAATATATTCCGGATCCAATTCCATTACTTATTCCCTTCTTTTTTTACCAAACCTATCTTAACAGCCATTTCAGACAATCCCTCCGTACACCTTGGGCACGAATAAAACCACCCCACTATATTTTTATTTTTATTTCTATGCGCATATTGAAGAAGATTTTTAGTTTCTCCGCAAACCATACAAGCTATTACGTATTTTTTATTCTTCATCGCTCCCCCTTTTATATTCCTAAGTTACCATTTGAATCAATTATTGACTTGAGCATTGCGTTCTGCATAACATCAGGATTGTACCATTCCCCTCGAAGATGGTATTTTTTAAGTAAACTATGAATCTCCTGCTCCAATTCTATCTCTCCTTGAATCTCTTTTAATAGCCTTAACGTCTCATGGTTTCCAGTCTGCAAGGCTGCAAATCGCTTTTCAACATCTTTTGCAAATCCTATTTTAACGGCTCCCTTATCTCCTGCTTGTATGAAGTAAATCATCCGCTATAGTTCAAGGCATCATAGCCTTTGTCGGTATTATACGAACTCTTTCTAGGTCTACGATACAGCGCCGCTCTTGCAGACTTAACCTGTCGCATAGTCCATAACCCATAAATGAAAGCATCAGCCCTGTCAGGACTTCTACCAATTCTCGCTTTTGTGTCTATTTTTAGCTCTAATTTAATCTTTCCATCACTACTAACCGGTTTATATCTCACAGCGCTCAACTGCCTTCTTAACTCCTCATCTTCGGGATAAGCAACCATATGCCCAACGATTTGCTCCCGAGCATACCACCACATTTCAGCACGTAGATTGCTCCACCTTTCAGGATTAGAAGCCTGACGAGCAGAGGATATCTCAACGACTTTTATTTCATCTACCGGAGTATTAAATGAGAAATCATTAGGCGATTCCCTTAAGTGACTTCTGGGTTTTTTTGTTAATTCAACGAGCCTATCATAAACCCCTTTCCCAACACCAACCACATCAACTCCATAAACCTGTGAGCCGTATTTATTGCTCAATAACACCATTTCTCCAACGATTACCATTGTGTCATCAGTATGTAATATCTTCATTTCCCTAATTACATGATGCTCAAAGACATAAATCACGCACTCATCCCCACCAGTAGCAGGATCACACACAACACAGAATCTGCTGGCCTCAGGATGATGCGGCCAATTCTGTAATTCCTCTAAGTGTTTTGACGGAATAACCTGATATGAGGACATTGTAACATCCCAATTGCCATCTCGGTAGGCCTGTAACAGCACTGGGTCATACTTGAAAGACTTCTCTAACCGCGCAATATAACCATCAGGTAGGTACGGATTGTCGGTAGGAAGCGCTTTTACGAAGATAGCACCGGCACGTTTATGATTTACAAAATCCTCTTTAAGATAACATTCAGCCGGGTTAGCAGTGTAAAGTGACTTGTATGGCGGAGTAATTCCATCATAAGTAAGCCTAATTGAAGCCTCAATGACACCAACATCAGACCTTTCTGTCTCTTCTGCTTGATCAATAGCGTAGAAAGCCAACTCAGCAGAGTTGAATTTATTTATATTCTTCTGATCATCAAGACCGCCAAAGAACAACTTCACTCTATCCTCAATGATTATTTCCTTAGCCTGCTCCCGGATATAATAACCCGATTCAGGTACAGTCTTTTTCCACGTTTCAAGCGTTGTTTTATCAAAATCAATTCCTCTTTTACGGCCTATGAATCCAATAGGTAGGGGATTTTTTAACGCTGGAACATTGAGAATCTCTATTAGCTTGCGCGACCAGAGGAAAGCCCAAACACAAAATAACCATGATTTGCCGCCACCTTTTGCTAAGCTCCGCCATATAACAAATCGGTATCTCGCATAGAAAATAAATGTTTCCATGCAACTGACTGTCTGGCGGTTAGAGTATAATTAATCTCCATTATTAGCATCACCCCCTTTGAACAGCAAAACCTCTCGGTCTTGAATTGTTTATCTGTTGAATTTCTCGATATAATGTTTCTCTTTTAGCGAAAATAGCTTTAGTAAATAGTTTATATCCAATTCTTCAACCCCACACTACCCCCAAATTCGCAAAGTTATGACTGGTCTGGCACGTTGCTACCTATGTGTTCAGGCTTTGCAG